AAAAAGGTATTGATACTTATATACCTATTAACACTCTTCGGTGCCACTCAATTGATAGTGTTATTGTATAATGGGTGTGTGGTTTTAGTGTCCCCAGTTTTGGGGTGCTAATAAATGGGGTTAAAGTTTCCCTAACTTCTTTTTAAGATCCTTTAGCTGTACTCTGTCTATCCCAAAGAACTTACGTGTCTTGTTGTTCCATGATGCTTTTTTAGTTTCAGATGATGCGTTAAAATAGAATCTCATACCGTTTAATATTTTCTTGCTTGATATAGCGTGTAACATGTGATCTTCGTTGGTTAGGTTTACAGTATATCCTCTGCCGCTTTTTGCTTTCTTCTCTTCGTACGCTTTAGAGTACGGCTCAAAAGATGATAATTTCACATCTTTACCTCGCTGAGTACGCGTGATAATGTCTGTCTCTACATTGTGCGCCTCTTCTCTGAGTTTATCGAGCCTGCCATCTAAGATAACTCTCTTTACTTTTCTAAAGTTCACTTTCTTTTTTAGCATGATGTCCTGGTACTCTTTTTAAACCCGCTCTTAATCGCATACTCTTCTGTAACCATTCTGAATCTGTGTCTACAATTAAAGCGTCTATCTTCATCGTCTTTGAGTTTGTTTTTCTCTTCATCTCCATAGTATTGATTTTTATCAAGTACACACCTGCAAAAGTCACGGTTAATGCTATCTCTCACCCCAATATATACCCATACACCATTAAGACCTTCTGCACCTATATCTATCATGCTCTCCTGGAACTCTTTAATAGAAGTATTTGCAAGTGTCTTGGAATGTTTGGCTAGTGTAGTGCCTTGAAAGTCTTTTAATATCTGTGCCTGCATATCTTCCACAGTGTAGTTGCTGAGTGCGTATTTGAACAGGCTTTCCTTGAGTGTTGTTCCTGCTGTAGTGCCTATCAGGCTAAATCTATCTACTTGTAGTGCTTTGAGTGCCATAACGCGGGATAAGTCCTCTGCTGTGTATGCTGTGACCAAGCCACCTGCTGCAAAACCTTCTGAAATGAGTGTGAACATCTCATCATAATCCGTATCTATCATTTTATTGACGAGATTGTAATATCCTGACTCTTGGAGTATCCTATTGAACTCAATATCAAACTTTAACGCATTGGTGGTACTCATTGATTTGGTGAGCATATACCTGTTTAGTAGTCGTTCTATCTCTTTAAGCACAAGCACCATGTCACCATCAAAAGAGTTTAGTATCTCCTCTATGGCTTTTTGTTGCTTATTATGCAGAAGCATCTGTTATCCCAAGCTTATCTGCTGTGGATTTTTCATCAAGGGTTGGTGCATTTAGGTTTACATTGTTCATGTTTCTGTATTTGATATTATCGGCATATATTTTTTCTGCTGTCTCTTTGTCTACACCGTACTTGTCCATGATAATTTCAACTTGGTTGGTCGTACCCATGTCGATTTCTTTCTCTTGATTCTCTAACACTTCTTGCTCTGTTTTAGGGTACATAGTTGGCGGGAACTCAACACTTACACTTTCACTCTTTACCTTGCCTATACCCATCTTCTCATCTACAAGCTTTAACATATTGAATAATCTTTTTTCTGCGTTCTGGTATCTATTTTGTTGTTTAGATACAAACTTATCTAATTTTAGATTTTCCATCTTTAAGGCATAACCAGAAGATATGTCACCCGTTAGTCTGAACATGTTAGGACTGACTTTATAGTTTATGGCTATGTTGTTGTTAATGGCTTGTATTGTCTCCCATAGAGCTTTATAGTTACTCTCTAAGTCTAATGTGGTGATGTTTGTATCTTCACCATCTAATAATAAGATAGTTTGAGGGTCTAATACTGCACCGTGTAGTTGCTGTAAATTACTACCCGTTCCAACCAACTGCTTAAATGATTGCATTTTGATAAGGTGATTAAGGAAAGTGAGTTTAATTGCTATTTGAATCGTACCTTTTACAAGGTCATCACCTTTGTACATTTGCCAATAAGTATCATCTCTAAAACCGTTATGAAGCGAAACAAATGGAAGGAAACCTAAAGGATTGCTCATGTCTTCATTTTCATTTAATGGCATCTTCATGTTATCTTGTTCCAATACCTCTTCAGCCCTTGCAACTTCAACCTTGAATGTCTCTGTGTCAGTGTAGCCATACCAAACTTGTTTCCCTTTATCTTCACCACCAAACACATACACTTCTAAAAGGTTTAAGTCGTCATCGTATTTAACTATAGTATTGTCTGGTCTTCTTAGCTTCAATGTGAAGTTATCATCTTTTACACCTACTTGGATTAGGCAGTCATTGAAAGCATTGATATAAAGGTTTGATTGTTCAAGTATTTCATCCGCGTTTATCTCTTCATATAAAAGCTTCATATCCTCTTGGATAGCTTCGTTCTCATCAAATGTACGCTCTACACCGCCGTCATATACCTTGCTTATCTCTTCTAGTACCATCCTGTAAAGGTTGTTCGTGTCGTCTATCTGGCTTATTAGTCCAAGTTCCATTGACTTCTTATAGATGTTACCCAATTCTAGCACTACTTGCTGATAGAAGTTGTCATTAAGCATGGAATTTCTATAGCCAAATTTTGTGATTCTGTCCGTTTCGTTATTGATGGAGATGCTTACTGTGTTTTGTGATGTTGCTACAAATGGCACTGTTGCTGGAGAATTACTCATTATTTCACCTTGTTAGCTTCATATAACAAAGGCTCTAGGATAGTGTAGCTCCTAGTCCCCCTGGTGAATAATTCAGGCATTAACACATATAGTTCTACAATTGACCTCTTACATCCGTTCATAGCTTCGGTTACTATTTTTTCGATAAAGTAGATATGCGCTAATTTCTGATTATCCAACATGATGCCTTTTTGATTATTATAACTATTTAAGCGTATGTTATATCAACTTTTTTAAGGGATGATCTACTAAGCCCGAACTTCCTAACAATGAAGTATCCCATCGCATCGTTATAATCATCTATAGTTCCTGCACCGCCAAACTTCTCAGGCTCACCGGTTTTTGAATAAGCTTGCTGTTCTAGTGCCTGTGTTCCTTTGATGCACCTGGAAGTATTCATAAAATATCTATTTTGACTAAGAAGTGAATTGACAGCGTTTACTCTGTCTTGCACCCGCCCATTCTTTTTAGGTGCTTGAATCGTTACACCTGCATCTTTTAGTATTTGTATGTCTGACTTACTAGCGTTTGTCTTCCCTGCAAAGCCTGAGGCATCGGGATATATTACTATTGGGTTGCGTGGGTATTTGTCTTTTATGTTTGGAACTATTGAGAATGTATCTGCACTCTCTATCTCGTCAACCCTAAACACTACATCATTTCGTATCACATGAATTGTTGATATGCAGCCACCTATATTGAAGTCTTGCCCGATATGTAGCATCTCGTTTGGTTGTGCTTCTATAGTCGTATCGTGCTTATCTCTTTCAAAGTATGAATATACCGTACCACTTGTAAGGTTAATAAACTCTCCGTCCAAGTATGCCTTTAGTAAATTGGGGGGATACTGTTCTTTTAATGAGTCGATATAATCTTCAGGAAGAAATTTATTAGAGGTTGTCTTTGCTCTTATTACCCTAAAGTGTCCTTTTTGAGCTTCTGTGTATAGCCACTTAAAGCCCTCTGGAGTAGATACAGCATCAACCATCGCGTTAGGTATTGCACGATTACGTCCTAATATCTTTTGGTAGACTTTCTCCATTTTGTCCATAGGTAGGATGTCGGCTTCATCTATTAGTGCATAGGCTGTTTCATAACCAACTATTGTGTCTGGATTATCCATTGATCTGAATATGATTGAACCGTAATTCTCTATGTGTAGCTCTTTGTCTGACTTGTTTAGTGTGTATTTTAAACCAAGTTCATCAAGTAGTGTTGGGAACTTATCAAAAGCAATATCTCTTACAAGCCCATAATGGGGAAGATAGTACGCTACTTTCTTTGTCGGGTGTTGTATCTTTCTTAGTATGGTCTTTAATGTTCCCGCGTGTGACTTACCAGAGCCATAACCAGCCACGAACATTGATTGTATTTTACTTTCAAGCATGAAGTCTTTTTGTTCTGGCAGTAATGCAAAATCAAGCTTCACGCACTGTCACCTCTATTATGCTCTGTTGTGGGTTTTGTTGCGCATCGTCTTTCTCGTAGCCACCTAAATGCTTCATTAGCATATCAAACGCTTTTAAACGGTTGTTTTCTGCTTCCCCTTGCTCTGCTATATCCTTAATGCCATTAAGCACGTATTCTATCGTTATGGACGTTTTATCACTAAGTTCTGCTTGTTTCTCTGCTATATATGCCTGTGCGTTATCATTTGTTATCAATCGGCTGGCATTTTCTTTTGCGCCTTTTGGTTTATACCCTGCTCTAATGTATGCCTGTGTTGCATTGAGATCAATAAGGTATTCGTCACAAAATCTTTTTTGCTTGTCACTTAATTTGCTCATCTACTCTCCAGGCAAATTTCTTTCCGTCTTTTGCTTTGACGGCTTCATTATGCCTACTATTTCATTCAGCATATTTATTGATCTTATAGCTTTCCCGTGATGGGTGCTGCCTTCTACTAAGTCCATATTAACATATTCTACATGGTCAAGTATAACTTTTATTTGTTTTTCTAAACAAGTGAGGTCTAAACTTGACGCGATAAGTGCCTTAAGTGAATCACTGTGCATGGCAGCTATAAACCTTAATTGCCTTAGGTATGGCTCAAAATTGTACACTTTAAGATGGTCTTTTATCATTCTTCTACTTACCTTTTCACCATCCCTTTTGAGGAGATAGTGGATGCAGCCTGATAAGAACTGCTCTGCAACTTCGTAGTCTTCGTCTATCCTCTCACAGCATTGGTAAAATAAGTTTTCTGCTTCCATCTTTTCCCCTTAGTTACAAGTTTTTGACCTTTTGTCTGTATGTCTCTATAAACTCTTTCGCCTCTTCCCACCCATAACACACCTTAGATTCTACATAATCAAAGCGATTTGCATTGCCTATAAACTTTTTCTGTGATTCGCTTGTGCTTGTGTGTGATGTAGAATATGTGCCATTTTTTAACAACTTCTTTTTTCGCTTTAGTTCGATAAACAGTATCTTCTCTTCAAGAAATACAACCATATCACACACCCCCGCAACTTTGCCCATCGCCTTTGCTTTGGCTTCATTGCGTATTGAAAACTGTCTATTAAGCTTGGAGTGGTTGTTTTCGTTGATAGGTGCAAAATGTAGAATATGCTTGATGTTAAGCCATTGCACCAAAGCTTTCTGTTCTTCTGCTTCTGTTGGGAGTGATTTATCCATTTAGTGCGTACGCTTCCAGTTCCGTTTCTGAACTTATAATCAATGCCCCGTCTATTTTTATTTCTGCTTTCATTCAATCTCCTCAATAAGTTTCTCGGTATGATGCACCGCTTTGCCAACGTAAAACAATCTCTCGTCCTCTTCCTCCGTACGGTTTGGGATTAAGAACAACTTGCGATAAAGTTCGATTCCTTTGTCGCGTTTGTATGCGAGTGCGTTTATATATTTCATCCCGATAAGTTCGTTTGGTTCAATGCCATAAAGAAATTGGGTGCTATGCATCACAAAACCCCTATCTTGATTAACCAAAGTTCATACTTCTCTAAAGAGGTGAGTTCCTTTCCTTGCAGTTGCGAGCGTCTGTGTTGATTGCGTTGTTTTCGTGTCATTAGAACAGCCTTGTGTAGTTTTTATGTTCTTGGTTACAATATAAATTCTCAGTTACCTCATTATTATAAACTGATGATAGAGATGAGCGATGTTTAAAAGATGCGACTTTTGGCAGATTAAATTTATATGATGACACATAAATTTTATATGGTGATTGTGCTATAAACTCCTCTAGTCCTCTATGACAAAACCCTCCTTTTTGATACTCTTTAGTATCTTCGTAGGGCGGATCCAAATAAATAATTGTCTCATCTATTGGTGTGCTTATATGTACATCTTTATAACTGTGGTTAAATATTTCTAGATGTTCTAGCTGTTCTAGCCGTTCTAGCTTTTGTAGCTTTTGTAGCGATTCTAGCTGTTCTAGCTGTTCTTCTAGCCGTTGTAGCCGTCCTAGCTGTTCTAGCTGTTGTAGCCGTTCTAGCTGTTGTAGCCGTTCTAGCTGTTGTAGCTCTACAGTTCTTAATTGTTTTTCTTTTATTGCAATACGGCTAAGACGCTGTCTTGCTTTGGTTTTGTCCATAGTCAAGAGATGATCTGAAAGTTCAATGCCAACAATATCGCTTAATTCCCCTAGCGACTCTCGGCATTTGTCTACGCACACTTTATGTCCTAGATGTTTGACCTCCTCGGCGTCTCTTCCAAACAAGTAGCTCTTCTGGTTATTCCCAAAACTCCATATTACCTTACACAATCCCCCATACCAACAATCCTTATCTTTGTATTTGCTGAAAGTATCCCTATCTACAAATTCATAAAACTCATCTGTTACCCCCTCTTTTTGTATCTTCTTAAGTAGCTCTGTAACACCTGTATTTAATTCGTTGTAAATAACGCGGGATATTTTTGGTCGCTGTAGAAACTCAAAACTAATTGCACCACCGCCACCAAATAAATCGTAAATATATTTTGTGTTTGGATTTGATTCTATTATCTCGTCTACTATCTTTTTTGCCAGTTTTCTTTTTGACCCCATGTATGGCATACCGAGTTCTGGTGTATATCCTATATTATATAGTCTGCCATTGCTACTCATGTAAAAAATTCCCCCTGCTTCACTTCTGTACCCTCAACCATAGCCGTGTCACGTCTTAATGACTTCTCTTTCTTATCACATAGAACATATAGATGTTTGTTTTGCCATAATTTAGTGTAGTTAATTGTATTCATTTTATTTTGTCTCCATGTTTTTAAAAATGTGGGCGATAACATCTACCGTCCATCCGTTGCCCAACATCTTGTAACGTTGAGTATTTGATACACCCTCAGTATAATCATCGGGTACCGTTTGTAGTCTCTCACACTCGAGAGGTGTTAGTTTGCGATAGGTTGGGTGTTCATATCTCATATAATCGTAATTCGCAGCAGTCAAACAATTACACTTGTCTTTCATGTTGCGTCCACGTCTTGTCTTTGATGTTGGGAATGTTGCGTCAAAGCAATCGCCATCCTCAATCTCGGTATAACCTTTCTTAGTCGCTTCTTTAACAACCAAAACCTTTGGCTCTCTATGACCACCACCCATTGTGGTTAGTGTTGGTGATTCGCCACTATCAGCATATACACGCTTTATTGATTCGTTGCCTTTTAAATAATTAGCATCCAAGCAATGACTCTTATTTCTATCAACAACACCATCTTCCAAAATATCTTTAAGCACAAGGCCTTTATCTTCTGGCTGTTCAATGTTTGGTATGTTAGTCCAATAGAGTCTTACCCTATTTTGTGCCGACACAAGTGTTGAATTAATCATTATCGGCTTAACACCTAAATGCTCAGATATAACATCTTGATACTCTTGTTTCATTCTTACATTCTCAAGCAAGAAATACTTGGGCTTAGTTTCTTTTAGCAATCTAA